TTAAAAATTGATTTCGTATTTCTTGATATTTGTCAGGTGGCACTTTATTATTAAACATTTTTATTTGCTCCTTTTTTACAGGAATATTTTACACATAGTCGAAAATCCTACATAGGAGGTTGATGTTATGAGATTGCGCGTGCTTGTTCTTGTTTTGTTGATGATGGTTTTGTGCGTTGTAAGTGCTTTTGCTGCTCCCAAATGGGAAGGAACTTTTAACAGAGAGGGTACTATATTCAATTCCGCCAAATTAAAAATTCCATATGCCAACGAAAACCATTTAGAATTTGTAATTGAAGCAGTTTATGGTGCTCATGATGGTAAAGTTTCAGGTATAGCTAAAATAGAAAGAAATACGGCTACGTTTGATGATGGCAATGGTTTTTCTCTTAAATTTACTTTTGATAAAAATGGCAAGGTACATATCGTTCAAAATGGATTCGGTTACGGCGGTACGGGTGTGGGGTTTGGTGGCGATTACTCAAAAGGAAATGTTACCCTAAGAAAAGTAACTTTTGCCGATCACGAAATCTTAACCCCTACCCAGGAAGAGATTTTTATAAAAATAGTAGGCAGTCATTATGATACTTTTACCGATACCTTACATATAGCCTATGAAGAGAATGATTTAGATGGTTTCGGTTCAAAAGTTCATCGCGTTGGCGTTAGAGGTCTATTTGGATATATGGAGTGTATTATCATGGTTAGGGACTCCGATAATGCTATGTGGGCTGCCGTAATAGACAACGACAGAACGCTATATTTTACCAATACCAATTACACCAAGCAGCTTCCTATCACAATAGCAAAGTGGAATAATACTCGACACAAAAGGCCCGTATATCATATACCGCCTAAAAGCTAATCGGTAAAGGAGAGACTGATTTATGAAATTGCGCGTACTAATATTAGCCTTGCTAATATTAGTTATGAGTGTTGGCAGTGTGTTTGCTACTGATAGCCAAAACATCTTACAAAACGTTGAAGGTACTTATTCGATAGACTACCATGTTAGAGGAAGTTATTTAGATGTTTTAAAAAAATGTTATGGCGATAAAATCATTATCAAAGATGGTTGTTTAAATGGCTGGTTACTCAATGTAGAAAACATTGCAAAATCCGCTAACGATGAATATATAGTTACCTGTACCTATCTACTAAAAGGCTTTGGAACGCCACCACCAATGGTTGAAGCAAAATTATTTATTAAATTGTCAGATAGCGGATTTGCTCAGAAAATTGATTACCAAGAATTTTCTTCTACGGGTTGCCCTAACGGAGAATGGAAAACGACTATGACTTTTTACAAGCTTAATTAATACAATCAAGCGAGTAGTTATCTACTCGCTTTTTACGTTATTTTGTTCCATACTACCCGACTAATAGTAAGATAATTAGCCCTATCCTGGAGACTATTGCTTATCCCGCTGGACACAGCTTGTCCTATCTCTTGGGGCGATGCGTTTGGTTGGGATACAGTAATATCACTAACACTGACCTTGACATCAAAGATAGAATTTTGGCTGTTGCCTCCAGGATTAAAAGCATACTCAAAGTTGCTCCTGCCTGTAATACCTTTAATTAGCAGAGGGTCGACATTAGCAAAACCGGTCTCTAGTGCGGCATGAGCTGGTGTAATAATGTCCATAACTTTTTTGCCTACTTCATTAACAGAATCAAAGATAGCTTTCCCTGTCTCTATTGCCGTCTCACCAATTTTTTCTAAGATGCTTTTTTCTTTTGGTGGTTCTGGCTCAGATTGTGGCGGTTGCTGTTCACTTGCACTGGCAGCAGAATTGTACTCTCTTTCCTGCCTTAACATTTCCAATGCCCGCGCAGGTTCTTCTCTCCATCTCTTGAACAATCCGGGACGCAATTTAGGACTCTTACTAGACCACGCCAAGTCTTTAATTTTGTTTTTATATAGTGCTTCAATAATGGCCTCATCGCTCATTGAATTAATATCTAAACCCTGTTTCCTAAGATCAGTAAATGCATCTGGTGCGAAAGAAGAATGCTGTACAGCGTTACTCCATAAAACTTCCTGCAGTGTTCGGCTACGTTTAGAGATATCAAATCCCCTCTTTAACAATTCATCAGCCGCAGGTTTATAATAACTAAGACTAGCATATTCATGCTGTGCTTTGGAAAACTCATCCCTTCTTGTCTGCGCAAGCTCTCTCCATGTCGCATCAAAGTCACTCGAGTTTAAAAGTGCCTTCCCTATTTCAGGATAATTTTGTGCTGCCCATTTTGCAAAAGTGCGTTCTACTCCCCAAGCACTTGCAAATTGATAAAGACCGTATGATTTTCCACCTCCATCATCTTTCCCAGATGAAATTTCACCGGGGTCACTATGTGATTCTCCCTCTGCTGCTAGTACGCCCGTCGGCCCATCTCCATCAAAATTATATTTCCCACTAGCCTCAGCCTTACCAAACCCTAAAGCCTCACCAGCCAACTGCACCGCAATCTTATAATTACCTGCAACCAATGCCAGTAACGCCCGGCCGAGCTTACCAACACTGCCTAATACGCGCAACACAATATCGCCAAAGGCTCCGACTACTTCACCAAGCCCCTTCCAGAACGCTTTTAAAGTCTCATTATTAGCCATTTTTCTATACATTTCGCTTAGTTTGCGGATTACAGTTGCAACAATACGAATCATGCTTGCAATAATGCCTACAACAGCCTTTATGGCATCACGGAACGAATACACAATGTCAGTCTTTTTTACGCCGGCAAAAAAGCCTGGGAAAACAGCATTGACAATATCAAAGATAGCTCCCTGGAGTTCCATAATTGCGCTGAATACATCCATAATGGCATCGGCCAAGTCTCTTGCTTCTTCGGATTTGGAGATTTCGCCCAGCAGCATCGACATCGTGTCTAACGCCGATGAAGCCGCATCGCCTAACCAGTCAAACAGGCGACACACTCGATCAAGGTTATCCCCGAACTTTTCGACAATCTCATGATTTTCAAAGGCTTGCTTGAAGTTGTCAAATGTTGTTCCTAGTGAGTCAGATATAGCAGAGCCGAACCTCGACAAACTTCCGATGACCTTATCAAGCGTTTTAGATTCGCTTATATCACTGAAGAAGTTATAGAATTTATCAGCCATCGGACCAAACGAATTGCCAAGCTCCTCCATCTTGCCCTTGGCACTGTCCATAAACTCGTTAAGCTTATCCCACACCGGCCCTAGAGCAGCATTCTTGCCATCCATGTAGCCAAAGTAGTCCTCAGTGAGCAAGAGAAGCGCACCAAGGAGCGAAACAGCTCTACCTAAGGGCGAAGCATTGATAAATAAAAATAAGCCGGATAATGCGGCTATCGCTATTTTAACGCCTCTCGGAAAGCTGTCCCAGACATCCCACAGGGCTTTACCAATATTCCTCAGCAGCCGAACAAACGACATGCCGATGTTGATGACGTGAGTTAGCACACGCGCTACCTTCTCCGTCCACACCGGCATGTTTTTTATGATACTGTCATTGATCGACTTGAATGTTTTCTTAGCCTGTGCAAGAGGCTGAGACAGATGCTTTTTGAGGTAGTAGCCCACCCATTGAAGCGCATAACTGGCTTCTTGCTTTAGGCGCGTAAACTCAAACATTAGCTCGCGCAAGTCCTTCATTTGCGCGGCATAATCGCCGCCGACTTTCATCTGTCTGCCGTCAGCGGTTAATGCGCGGTACCTGCCCATCAGCTCCGGTATGGCCTGGATATCAGATATGCTTTCGCCAAGTGCGTCCATAGCCATTTTCATTTCCATGGCCGCAGACTTGCCGACAAGCATATTGCTGGCCATTTTTTCCATTGCCAGGTCTTGTTTAGCGGCGCTTGCCATTACCCCGGCAACTGCTGTACTGACACCGGCCAGCGCAGTCCCTATGATGGCACCGGCCTTAATGAAGTCCTTCGCCCAGCCATTAGTAGCAGAGGATACAACGCCGCTAGTCTGGTTTAGTGTGCTTTTCATTCTGTCAAAGCCTGGCTGATCGATCTTTACGCCAAGGCTGACTAAATATTCTTTTATGATTTCACCGATCACGGGTTATCTAACCTCCTTTGCTGCTCGGCATATTCTTCAGCGCGCCGTTTGTTTTCCTCTCTAACAATCAGAATTTCATGAGCATCCATCAGGTCGCTAAAAGTGTATCGACCATCCCACACTTCATGCTGCCTCCACATACCGGCCACTACTGGGGCGTAGGCGTATCCGTCGATGTTGGCATATTCGCAGGGAAGATACTCACAAGGCTTGCTTTCAACTCCTGCAAGCCTTCGCCGCCGAAAAAATCGGCCACGTTAAAAGCAAGGGCATGGATGGTGAGTAAGATAACCAGTTGGGTATTACGCTCCAAGTCCGCTATGCCCCATTGCCCGTTTTCGGCAATGACTGGTCGGGAGCCGGCAGGCAGTATTTCGCTTACAACTCCAAGGCAGTCTCGTTGTAGCTGGAGGAATTCCCCCCGTGATAGCGATTGTCGATTTTGCGGCATATTCTCAAGACCAGCCTTGGCTTCCATACCCATCGGTAAAACTTTTTCCATCAGCGTAAATACAATATAGCTGCCGGTTAGGGCATCAAACTTTTCAATTTTAAACTTGCGTTTACCGATTGTAATGATTTTATCCGTTTCACGTTTTGCCATTTAGACACCCTCCTACAGTGGTAATTTCTGAATATCGGCAAACAGTATTGTCCAGGCAACACGCTGCCCTTGCGATTGGTACGGCTCGTCAGCTTCTTTGAGAAATGCGCCACCGGTACAATAGTTTGTCTTCTTCATCTTCGGTGCGCGAATCGTTACGCTGATCTGTGCCCACTTGTCAGTAGACGCGGTAACAAGGTAGTTGAATAACCCTGACAGCCAATTATGCAAGGTAGATGTCTGTTGAGCGTTGATGACAACCGAGCCATTGTTACCGGCAATCTTAGATACCATTACAGTTCCATCTGCTGCCACATCGTGCGTAGTGCGGTCGGTAGTCTTACTAATCGTAAAATCTCCCATTCCCTCGCCCTGCATTGTGTACTGGCCGTAATCGGGATGGGAAATAACAGCTTCTACATCGGTAAAACTATATGTGTTATGGCTTGCAAACATCTGCAAATCAAATTTAAACAAAATCTTTTCCTCCCTTCTATCTGTTTACGTCAATCTGTACTTTTACGTGATGAATTGCCCCAGCCAATTTGAGTGCAACATAAATATTAGGTGCTTTACGGGCTTCCCTGTCAGCCTGTATTTGTTGGTCAACTGGCTCTGACTGGATTAGGTATCCGTTTGGCAGTGTGTCACCGTATTTCAAGTTAAGAATCTCAACCGATTTCCATACTCCGGGAGCAATGAAGCCGACCTTTAAGGCTTCTTCGCAGACTTCTTTGATCGCATTATGGATTTTAGTCATGCCACCCTCGGTTTGAGCGACCTTGTTGTTCTGATACAGCAGGTCCATAATCCCAAGCTGCATATCGTTCTTGTACTTGTCGAGATAGATCATTTCATCAAACCAAGTGCCGTCAGCCATCCGGCCATCTTCAAAAATGTCGTAATACGTGCCGCGGTTGATAAACACATTGCCATTGTTGGCTTTGATATGTTCGACTGCGCTCGACGCAAACACGCCAGATGAATTCTCTGTTTCAACGCCAACCTCTGTTTTGTACGCCAACGTAAACGAGCTGCCAATAGTCCCAGTCATAGCGCCCATCGCCCAGCCAATGATCGCGCAGATTGCATCGTCGTTCTTACTGCTGTATTGCCCAATCGCACGCTGGTAGCTTTTGGCTTTCATTGCCGCAAATATATTGCCGTCGCCATTAGTAGGCACATCGCCGTCTGACGTTGTATAGGCATACAGGCTATCAGGCGTCGTTGCATTGATATATCCAGCTATCGCCAGATGATCTTCTTTCGTGGCATCAGCACAATAGATACCGACATACCACTCGCCGTTTGCATCACGACACGCTTGCATGGTTTGAAGCGGCGTTTCACCTTCACCAATGCAGCCAACGGCTAGTCTGGTAGGTGTTTTGTTTTGTCCAAAAATAAGCACAGCGGCCTTATATAGCCTGTCATTTACGGTAAAACCATCCCCCAACATCTCATTCACGCCGGAATAGATTCTAACGCGTTCTGTCGTTGGGATAACGGTCGTTTCGCCCACAATAAGAGCCAAGTCAAACGCTTTTCTGACAGCAGCACGCGCCGCCAGATTCACAATTATATTTACTACCGGCTCAAGCGGTAGTGTTTTTACTGCCAAATCAATCACTCTCCTCCACTTTTATAAATTCCTGCGGTTACTTCTTCAATGCGGCCTACATCTTCGTCAGGCAGCCTGTACAGTTCATTGAAGCTTAGGAATAAATCCCATCGTTCCCACCATTGGCTGGCGAACAGCTCCGGCGCTCTCCTAGCTGGCGGCAAGTCGGGAATCAAATAGACGGAGCTACCGGCTAAGATACGCTTGATATCCTGCCGGAACACTCCGTCTTTAACCTTATTGATATTACCGTGGGCGTTGGGGCCATATGCCGTATACTGTACCAACCATACTCGCGTTCGAGCTGACTTCTTGATTACGGTGTCGTTTTCTTCTTCGTAGATACTGTCAAGCTGCCGGGCGTATGCGTCGTCTTTCTCGAATAGCCGGATAAACATGACATCTTCGCTAATCTTCCATGTTGGCTGTCCGTCAGCAGGGTATGTTCGCCGGACTTTGTTTACACTTTCAGGGTCGCTTGCGTCCAAGCCAAGTATTTGCATGGCAGTCCGCCAGAACATAGCTTCTAATGCCTTGAAATCACTCATACGCCTGCCATCCGTTCGCCTAAAGCCTTGTAATACCCATAATCCACATACGGCCATACTTGAAATAGGCGGTATCTCTCGCCATGCCAAACAACCTCATCGGCAGTACCGTTTTCATGAGTAACCAACAGCGGTTCAGTAGCATAAAAGGCCATTACACCCTTTACTCTATCCCCTTCAGGGACTTGCAGCAGGTCTTTTGTATTGGCCGCCACAACGACCCCTTGCATACGGACTTCCTTTTCGCCGGGGATCCATTCACCCTCTACCCATTCGCCAGTCTTGCGAAACACGGTAAAACTTTGAATAAAATCCGGGTCGTGAATTAATTCCGCTACATTAATCATGCTTTATCCCTCATTACATAGGTTATCGCCTTGCGCATTTCACCTTTATCAATAAGTGGCTGATCGCTATCTTTGGCTTCAATCGTTGCCTGCGTATTTAAAGGCCAGCCATTGCGCGGGTCTTCAAACCAGGACTTTGCAGCCGACTCAGCAAGCGCTCCCGTTTTATTTAGTTCGGCTTCAAGGACAGCAGGCTTTCCGTCAAGTGCTGCTTTGATGGCTTTTCCGTGC